TGACCTCCCTGTACAGATGGATTATACAACCTTGACAACAGCATAGCGTCAACGTGCTTCTTACCGTCCACCGTTATATTCCAAACACGCTTCAATACAGGTATATCAAAGCCTATGCCGTTGTATGTGACAATGCCGTCATGCTCATCTATCAAAGCCTGTAACGTGCTAGGCTCAGTATGACACTCCGTCTGTCCAGTCTCTATGTCTTCAGTACACGCGCACCAGATAGTTGAGTGCTTAGTGTCTGTCTCAATATCAATAGTTAACATCGCTACTCCACTTCATAATCTGCAACGCCCAGTCCAATGTCTTGAGCAGTCTTTAAGTCTATGCGTTCCTCTAAAGCATAGTTAGCAGTAGAGCCTCTGACACAATCACTGCACTCATTCAGATAGTCACCAGTGCTTGCATCTTTCAGAGTTGCTTCGTAGTCAGTCAGAACAGCATTACAGGCTAAACATCTCATAACTCATCTCCTAAGTTTATTTCAGTCATCCTTCCAGTCTGGCTGTCAAAGAACAAATCAGAACAGCGTCCAGTCTCACCGCTAAAGCGATTCTTTAGCACTCTAACCTTAGTCGTGTTTCTGACGTTAATGTCATCAGCCTGTCCGTCACGCTCAAGCCCTAGCACTATGTCGCTCAGTTGAGCGATAGAAGCAGAGCCTCTGAGTTGTGACAAGGACGTAGCAGCGCCTTCCTCATGTCCCTTGCTGTCAGGTCTTCTCAAATGACTAACAACAAACAGAGATATTTCTGTCTCCTGTACAAGCATCCGTAACTTAGTCATTATCTCGTCTAATGCTTTACGCTCGTCTAGGTTAGACTGAGCTGACACAACGATAGAGACATGATCTAAGAATATATACCGACAGTCCAACGCTTTAGCCATGTAGCGCACACGCCCTACGATGTTGTCCACATCAGTTGATCCGAAGTGATCTAACAAGTACAGGCGGTCATTACCAAGCGTCTCGTCAAATGCTTTCCTGCGCTCTTCCTCAGTGCTAACCGTGGTCGGTAGGTGTAACTGTTTGTTTGCAGATAGAGACATAATTGATAGTGCTGTCTTCCTCGTGCTTTCCTCCAAGAACAACAGACCAATATTATGCTCACTCTGCTGTAAAGCTGAGTAAATAATCTCCTTCATAAACTGAGATTTACCTAGTCCACTTCCTGCGGTTACAGTCACAAGCTCTGCGGTACGGATGCCATAAGTCAACTCATTAACGCCGTTAAAAGGATAAACCACTTCAGCCTTCTGCATTGGCGTGTTGACCTCATCCCACAGGGTAGAAGCTCTAACGATGCCGTCAGGTACGTAGCGTTCAGCTTGCCAAAATGCTTGAGTAAAAAGTTCCTTATCGTCATTGATGAGGTAGTCGCAAGCGTCTTTGTAATCCTTCTTATGCTTGACGATCTTAGCCTTGCCTCCAAACAATTGCCCCACTTCATCAGACGCTATAATGCCTTGCTCGTCTGCGTCAAAGCAAACAACAATAGTCTCAAAGCTGTCTAACCATTCGTAAGACGCTTTACAGTCCTTGAGCGCACTTCCTGCACCGTTGCGGATGCTGACGACAGGGTATTTACTGCCTTGCATCTGGTAAGCCGCTAAAGCGTCATACTCGCCCTCACAGACGGTGACGTACTTACCGCCTTTAGAGAATAACTGCTGACCAAAAAGACCACCTTTAGCCCAGTCTCCGCTAGTCTGGAAACGCTTATCGGGGTGTCGTATTTTGACCGCCACAGGGGTTACAGGCTCCTCAACATCAAAATAAGGATAAAGCACCTGATTAGACTTGACCACAACGCCGTATGCCTTCAGTGTAGTAGCACTCAGACCTCTCTCAGGAACTCCTACGAAGCTCTCTGTGGCTAGTAAGGGTAGGACAGCGTCAAAACCGTCTCGTCCTGTCAGTGGCTTCTCTGGAAGCCTAACAGCCACTTCTGACGGTCTTTTATATACTCCGCAACTGTGGCACTTTGTCGATCCATCTTGGTTAATTGCAAGTGCGTCACTACTCCCACAGTCATTGCATGGTTGGTGTGTGTTCTGGTAATTACTCATCTGTGTATTTTACCTCCAAAAGTTGTATACATAAAAAAGGCAGCATTAGCTCAAAACCACCAATAACGATTGGCTTCTCATAGCCAAAAGAATCATAGCCTATATCGTCCCTTTCTGGTAGTGTGCCAAGATATACGCCAAACCCATGATTGAATTTAAACATCAAGTGCCAACTAACCATGATTTACTCCTTTACAGTTTTTAAAATTCATGTTAATCTACTGATGTCACCCCCGCCGGTATAGCCCCAACTGAGACACTACCTTCCGCGTCCGTTCGACCAGATCCTTAACTTTATTATCTTCAAGCATTAAAGACGTTAATGCCTGTGGTGGATGGTTTAAGTCATAAACTACGCGACACACACAGGCGTTGTTATCATCTTTTAACGTCTCGCACTTATTGCATACCATAATGAAAATCTTCTAAGACTTCTTGATAAGTCTGGTGGGTAAGGTCAATATGAATATCTGCAATGTGAGCTAGATAGTCCACAGCTCCGCGTCTAAGATGCTTACGGACAGCTGTAGCGTCCGACAGGTTGCCACTAATAGCAAACTGCATAAGAACGTCAGCGCTTTCTTCGCCGTCGTACATATCAAACAGCGCACTATTCAGCGAGTCTGCTTGATCTATCGCGCCTTTGGTAAAGTTAGCTTCTATGAGATCGTCTATTTCAGACTCTGGCACTTTCTCCCAATGTATACCAGAGTCTTCATCGTAATAGTCCATCGCTACGTGTGGCTCTTCGAGCCATTTTAGAATGTTATAATCCATTATTAAGCACCTCCACAGCTTCACTAAGCCTGTTAATTTCCTGTTGGATTAAAGCAATAGTAACGTGATGAAAATCGTCACTACCGCAAGAGTTGTAGTCTTTCATGTCCTGTAAATTTTCCTGCAATAAATGCAGATTATTTTTTAAGTGAAAAGTTACCATTCCTAGCGTCCTCCGCTTTTTTTAGTTTCTGTAATTGTTCGCCGTACACGCCTAACTGACGTACTAGCTGTGATATTTCATACTCATCGACGCGGTTAGGTTGTCTGATTCTTAACAGACGCGCAAGGCGTCGTGACTTCGCTACATCATACATCTTAAAACTCCTTGACAACAGCTTCAGTTTTAAAACTATAGCCTAGAGCTTTAGCGTGTCTGATAATGTCGTGCGTTATGGTTGTACTACCTGCGAGCTTTGCGATTAACAAAGCTGTTTCGTTCATAGGATACAAACGAGTTTGTCCGTACACTGAACGCTCTTCGATTATTGCTATCTTGTTTTCCATCTTACAGCTCCTCATTGTCGTTAGTAATTGCGATATACATCATGTATACACTTGACGCACTAATAGCGAACAATAAAACAAATTGCGTCGCGCTTGTCAAGTGGAAATGATTATTTAGTAAACCCGATAGCGCTATCAGTAGCGCCGGTAATGTTATTGCCAGTAGTTTTTCAAGTGACATTATTTTAAACCTCCCTAAGATTGTTATATAAAACCATGCTGTACTCTTCGTTCTCGTTCCTGCCTGACATTCGTATTCCTTTACCCGCCTTTAAGTAATTCCAAGCGCTCTCCGACAGTTGTATGGCTGTTTCATTGTTAATATTGATCTGGACGAAATTGGGCGATATTTGACAATTCCTTGCTCGCATACCCTCGATAACGTCCGTAATCGTTGCTTCTTTCCCGTTTATATCTATCTTCATTTTAAACCTCCTTCATCATTTTCCTATGGATAATCTTCAGACCGCAAAGCCCAATTCCACGCTTCCTCTACGTCGTCGGTTTCAGTTTCTTCGACTGAGGCTAGGGGTTCGTAAAACATGTCTCCAACTGCCATATCCCAAGCGCTTACTTTTGTGACCAACAGGTCTTCAACAAGCTCATCAATCTTCGCTTGGGCAATCCTCTTGGCTTCTTCCTCACTGTCAGCTACAACATCGACAAAACGATCGAGACAAACCGATACGTTAAAACGACGAAGTTTTGTAACCTCTGACGCTATTTCATTGTGTTCCGCTCTCTCAAACTCATTAAAAGCTTTAGCTATTTCATCGGATCTTGAGTTAGGCTGTTCGTCCGGATCAGCCCCGCATTTTTCGCAAGGCTCAACATCGCTCATATGATGGATGTAATCGGTATTGCATTCACAATCCCAGTAATGTGCGTCGGTTACTACGCCCCCAATATTTTCATACCTAGTCATCATCGTTCTCCTTGTCATCTTTCTTTGGATAATCTTCAGACCGCAAAGCCCAATGCCACGCCTCTTCTTCATCGTCGGTTTCAGTTTCTTCGACTGAGGCTAAGGGTTCGTAGAACATATCTCCGACTGCCATATTCCATTTTTTAACGTCTGTTGCTAGCAAGTCTCGCACCAGCCCATCAATTCTTGCTTGTGCAATCCTCTCGGCTTCTTCCTCGTTGTCAGCTACGACATCGACAAATCTGTCAAGAACTACGGATAGTTGATAGCGACGTAATTTTTGTTGTTTATTCACTATGTACGCTCCTTTATAATGCGTTCTGCTGTATTTTCTAGGTTATAGGATTGGCCCGCAAACCCGCCTCCAAAATCTTTACCACGATAGATTTTAAAGCCTATTGCGTTGGCTTTCTGACGGGCTTCGTCGTATTCATCAGCAAAGGCTAACCAGTGGATAACGTAACGCGGGTTTCCGTTAACGTCGTTAGTTGCTCTGTAAAAAGCATAGCCTAGTTCTTCAGATACTTTATCGTTTAAACGTGCTGAGTTCATTGTAAACCTCCTATATTGTGTACCAACTAATTAATGTTAAAGTGGTGTCATGCTGTGCATTAGCTCTTTTTTTAATCCAGTCGTTCAAGATAACAAGCTGATTTTCTGGGTTAGTTTCTATCATGTCATACTCGCCATGAGACACCGAAAAGTTGCTAATGTCAATCTCTCTGACCACTTCCTCGCCTTCTTCAGTTCGCATTGTTACAATAATTGATTGCATTGTTATAGCTCCTATAAAAATTTATATTAAATATTGTATCTGCGATGATTTTTGATCTGCCATTTTTCAATGACAGGCTCTCCGTAATCATTAATATCTACGATAATGTAAGCGGTCTTTTTTAGAATTTTTGCATACCGCCAACTCCCTTCATTATCTACAAACACTCTGTGTTGAAATTCTGGGTATACCGTGTCCTCAATAAAATTATTGTGAGCGGAATACTCAAAAAAATTGTCGGTCTCAGACTCTCGGAAATAACCACCATTTTCTAGTGGGTAAAATTGTGATGGTGCGTATGACATAACTATACCTCTCTTAAAGTGATTGGATCTATAAACTGGTAGTGTCTAACTCGACGGACTACCACATCATCAAGTAATAAATGTCTCTGCATCTCATAATTAGATGCTATTTTTAAAGCCTCAGATTCATTATCAGCATGGAATATATCAACAGAAAAATCCTCCCAAGTAACTTCAATCTCCCAGTCTTCAATTAGCCTCATATCTATACCTCCGTTGTGTGTGTGTTTAACCTGTCTCATCAGGCAAGAGCGGGTAAATGCTCCTGCGACGCTCGTTAGAGCGTTTCGACTAGCAATATAGTAATTTATCAACTTTATGATATTCAGCTAATGAGGACAGCAACGGAACAATAAACTTTTTAGCGTATTCGTCCTTAGTTAAATTTGTAAAACTGCTTTCAACTGATAAATAACAAACTCCGTTTTCGTCAACAATATTGTAGTTAAATTTATTCATTGTTATAGCTCCTTTTTTAGTATCGAATAACTTCGTTGGTTGGTGTGATTTTGTAAACGCTTTCTATCCGTTTGTTACTAGGTCTAATGTCATTGCGCGCCCAGTCTTGCATGACGCCGTCTTTAACACAACTGACATGACCGCGTGTATAAAGATAGTAAGCGCCTTTTGTATTCGCTAGCTCCCTTTGAGCTGTCTTTAACGTCTTGGAGCGTATAGAGACATACTCGCACTTATAGCCCATTAAATCCAACAGCTTATGGACTTGCGCGGGATATGTTCCTTTGCCATTAGTTCTATT